AAGTATACAATCCAGACTTACTCGTTTCATCACGCAGTGATTACTGTGTATGAGGAGTGCTACAATCGTACTGAGATTGAGAAACCTACCAAGCCTAACAAGCATGGACACATGGCTTCACCTACTACTGACGCAGATGGCACTGAGCATTACTACAAGTACGAAAATTGGCAGGATGTTATTGCTGTTGTGCCTTTGCAGTTTAGCTACGACTTGGATTGGGATGACACGCAGAAGCTAGAGCAAGTGCTTGAGACTGTAGAAGCTTTAAAGAAGGCCTACCGGCACTACCCTGACGGTGAGGTAGGTGTCACCTACACCATGAACACATCGTGTGTGAACCATGAGTAGGGGTGAGCCTAACCTTAAGTACCTCACTCCTATCTCAGAGGAGCGGCAGCGTCTTATGGATGCTGTTGAAGAGGCTCATTGGCAGGGAGAGTTTGAGCAAGGTGATGCTCTTAATCTTGAGCTAGATTACATCAATACTTGTGTTGCAAATGGAGCCTTATATGAACCTCTTTTTTAGTAAATTAATCTATTGGATATGCTTTGTTATGCTTGGTGTAGTATTCATAGGCGTTGGTACAGGAGTATTATAGACAATGAAACTTAAAGCTGCACAAGAACTAAAAAGTACACACCCTCTGAAGAAGGCTTGTGACTTCTATATGCGTACTCCTCAGTTTGCAGCGATAAGTGGCAAGTCACAAATATCCTATGAGCGTAACTTAAAGATTGTATGTGGTACTACAGTGCAGTCAGGTCGTATGCTAGGTAACATTAAGCTAAAGGACTTACGCTTTAAGCACGTTACACTAGCATACGATCAATGGCTGTTAAATCATGGGGTACGTAGTGCAAACTACATGGCTACATGCCTTAGTATCGTTGTTAATACAGCGTGTAGGCATGAGGCTATGTTAGCTAACCCTGTGTCACTGATAAAGAAGTCAAAAGCAAAGCCTCGTAAGGTTAAGTGGACTACACCTCAAGTCAGACTATTTCTTGATACTGCTTACAGTAAATGGCAGTGGCGCAGCATTGGTTTGATTGTACACATGGCTTTTCATTGGGCGCAGCGTGTAGGTGACATGCGAGTACTTAAGTGGAAGTGCCTAGACTTAGATAAGAATACGTTAGACCTAGAGCAAAGCAAACGTGGTGCTGATGTATTTCTACCTATACAAGGGGGTTTGATTGATATGCTTAACCAACAGAAAGAAGACTTTGGGTTCCAACCTTATGTAGTACCTAGAGTTGAGCCTAGAGCAGGTGCGTACTCACCTTATGATGACTATGAGATTTGTGGGTTAGTCAATGAGGTTAAGCGTGAGGCTGGGCTACCTGTTGACTTGACAGCTATGGACTTGAGGCGTACAGCTATTACACAGATGGTTGAGCGAGGTGTTGATGTGGTAGGGATCATGCAAGTTAGTGGTCACGCTAGTCCACAGAGTGTAACGCCTTACTTGGTTAACACATTGGCAGGTGCTACTGAGGCTCTGTCTAACAGAGAGGATGATTTGATATAATGAGCATACAAAATTACATAGATGATCTTGACTTATCTGAAGGTGATGTGGTGAGGAGTGATTGCCCTGACTGTACTGGTAAGAATACTTTTACTGCCAGCAAGACAGGTGGTGCTGTAGTGTACAACTGCTACAAGCTAGGGTGTAAGATACAAGGCATCCACACTGTAGGCATGACTGCTGCTGACATTGAGGCACGTATGAAAGATATACCTAAACCTAAGCCTAAGATTGAGGCTATGAATATACCTGAGCATGTTGTGTTCAATAGCTTAGGCCTTGAAGATTTCAGGAATAAGTGGGACTTGTGGGATCAAGGCTTGATGTATGACCTCCAAGATAATCGTGCTGTGTTTCCTATATTCCACAAAGGGGTCATGATAGACGCTGTAGGTAGGTCACTGACAGGTGCTAACCCTAAGTGGCTACGCTACACTGGCAAGGCTGATTACTTTACTGCTGGTACAGGTGAGACTGTGGTGGTAGTTGAGGATGTCATCAGTGCCATCACTGTAGCGAAGCTAGGTCTAACAGGTATGGCTATCCTTGGTACGTCTTTGAGTGTGGCACATATGTCACACTTAGGAGACTATTCTCAGATTATCGTAGCGTTAGACCCTGATGCTACACACAAGACCTTGAAGTACAGACGAGAGATAGAGGAGTGGACAGGGGTAACCACTACTGCATTGAGACTTGACGATGACATCAAGTATCGTGTAGAGTCAGACATTCAGAGCTTAAAGGAGTTTTTACAATGATACACAGAGAAGAGTATGATGCAGTAATGACTAAACTTAAGAAAGTACAAAAAGAGAATGACTTGCTACGCAATCAAGTTGACATGGTACAGCGTGAGGCTGACTATTGGGAGTATCAAGCTAAAGCACATGAAAAGTCACGTATTGAGCTTGAGAAAGACTACATGCAACTACAGGCGCAACTTAAGTTGTGGCAAGGTACAGCACCATGATAAAGAAACTTATAGATTGGCTAGCTGAGAAGTTTGATAGGGGTAACACCCCGCAGTACATGAAGGGTAAGGCAGACTTAGAGGCTAAGTTCAAGGCAGAGCGTGAGAAGGCTATGCAAGATTACAAAGATGAAGTTATGCGGGGTAGTTAATATGGAATATGTATGGATAGCTTACTTGGCGTTTACTAACCCAGAAGATTGCAATGCATTGCTAGATAAGTTTCCTCAGATAGAGGCTGCTGTAGAGGTTCAATGTGTTATACAAGAAACTGGGTATGCTAAACCTATTAGACCTGTTCTTAGGCCTTGGACTGATGAAGAAGGCGTAGAAGGGTATAGAGAGAGGATGAAAAATGGCTAGTAAAGTATACTTAGTTATGAATGAGCTTGGCTGTGAGTCTGTCTATGGTTTAAAGGATAAGGCAGATAAGCGTTGTTCTTATTTGTCTGAAAAGTATGCTATGATTCATTGGGTAGAGACAAAGGAGATAATTAAAGATGATTGAGACAAAACTAATAGATCATATGGGTACAGACCTGAGTGTAGTTAATGCAGCACGTGTTAGCTTCGGTAAGAGTTCTACCTTTGATGGCCGGGTAGGTGGACCCAATGTATTAAAGGCAGCAGATGCCAAGCTTATCCAATACCTAGCCAATCATGGCCATTATAGTCCATTTGGGCATTGCTTTGCATCCTTCCACGTCAAGGCACCAGTGTTTGTGGCTAGGCAGCTTGTGAAGCATAAGTTCCTACGTTGGAATGAGATTAGTCGTAGGTATGTAGATGATGACCCAGAGTTTTATGTACCTGATGAGTGGCGTGGTCGTGCTGACGATAAGAAGCAGGGGTCTGAGGGTATTGTGAAACTAGGCCAACTGGATGAAATGATTGTATCTGACTCGCCTTACGAGGCGCTTTGTGCATACAAAGCTTTACTCAAGTCAGGAGTAGCACCTGAGCAAGCACGTATGGTGTTGCCACAAAGCACCATGACTGAATGGTATTGGTCAGGTAGCCTTGACGCCTTTGCAGATATGTGTAACCTACGGTGCAAGGGCGACACACAACTTGAGACTAGACTAGTAGCTAATAGAATCTGTGATGAGATGCATAAGTTATTTCCTGTGTCTTGGAAAGCATTAAGAGGATTATAATTATGAGTAAACGACATCACTGTATTAGTTAAGGGGTAATACTTGCCAGTACTAACACCCCAGTAGTAGGAGATGATGAATGAATAAACGTATACCAATGAAGGGTGGAGATGAATACGATGGGCTTACTAAAGCACGTAGGTTCTACCTTTGGAAAGCTGGACAGTTAAAGAAGATTAAAAAGGCTTACAATAAAAGGTTTCGTAAATATAATAAGGAGATAAAAGATGAGTAAAGATATTAATAAGCCAATCAAAATCACAGACATAGAAGAGCATCCCGATGGCAGTGCTACATTACAGGTGGAGTGTGACCCTGAGACATTCGCAGCTATATTTAATGTAGGCTTTGTTTCCCTGATACAGAAGGGCATAGAGTCACAGAAGGAGGATGAGCTATAATGATGGAGTTATCGCTCATAAGAACCTTACACGATCAGGTGTTCTATGAAGATCACAAGGGGATTAAATGTCCTGACAAACTATTCACAAAAGACATGCGTAAGATCAAGCAAGTCTTAGATGATGCAATGGAGAAGTATGACCGCACTATATCTACCTCTGAGCTAGAGGCTTTGTTCTTTTCTCAGTACAACACCCTCACTACAGCCAACAAGGTTCTCTATGAGGGTTTGTTTGTTAAGCTACGCCAAGAGCAGCCTATGTCTAGGGATGTAGCATCAGATGTCTTGTCACGCATGTTTCAGCAGCATGTAGGGGAGCAGGTAGCTAACTTAGGGTTTGACTACGTGAACGGTAAGCTTACCTCTCTTGAGCCACTACGTCAGGTGCTTGAGGCCCATGAGGATAACTTCATGCCTAACATGAATGTTGAGTGGGCTGACATTGACATAGATACAATCCTTGAGGCTGGCAACACACAGTCGCAATGGAAGTGGAACATACCTAGCCTAGCCGGGCGCATAGAGGGTATCAGCAGTGGTCACTTCATCATTGTGGGTGCTAGGCCTAACACAGGTAAGACAAGCTTTCATGCGTCCACTATTGCATCACCTAGTGGTTTCGCTGAACAGGGTGCTAGGTGCATGGTCCTGTGCAATGAAGAAGAGTATGTGCGTGTAGCTGAACGTTACCTGTGTGCTGCTGCTAGTATGGATACAGATGAGATCAAGTCTAACTATGCGTTAGCTGCTGCAAGATACAAGAAGGTACGTGATCAGATTAGTATGTTTGATAGTACAGGTAAAGACTTAGGTTGGGTTGAGAATATCATTAAGCATAGCAAGCCAGACATAGTTGTACTTGACATGGGCGATAAGTTTGCTGTAAAGAGTAGTGACAAGTCAGACGTGTACCTCAAGGCTGCAGCTATACATGCACGTAACATAGCTAAGAAGTATAGCTGTGCTATTATATGGATGAGTCAGTTGTCAGCAGACGCACAAGATAAAGTATACTTAGATCAATCCATGCTAGAAGGTAGTAAGACAGGCAAGGCAGCAGAGGCAGACCTAATGCTGTTGATAGCTAAGAACCAAGTTACTGAAGGTGACGATGATGACAACCAGCGGCACATCAATGTAGCTAAGAACAAACTAAAGGGTGGATGGCATGGGGTTGTTCACTGTGAGTTAGATGGGGCCAGATCACAGTATCTAGCCTAGAGAAAGGATCACAATGCGCTTTGTATTGGATGTAGAGAATACTACACAGAAGAGAGAGAACAAGTTGTTCTTGGACCCTTGGGAGCCTGACAACTTCTTGGTCAACGTAGGTGTACGTGATGTAGACGATGGTGATGAGACACAGACCTTTGACCTTCAGCACAAGGAATACGTTGATCAGTCAGGTAACATGGCTAAACTTATCCAGAAAATACTAGATCATACTACCTTGCTTATCATGCACAACGCCCAGCATGACTTAGCTTGGCTGTGGGAGTGTGGCTTTAAGTATGAAGGTGACATATGGGACACCATGTTAGCTGAGAGTATTCTACTGAGAGGAAACAACTTAGAGATCACACCCAATGGTGTAGCTAAGAAGATATCTATGTCGCTAGGTAATACAGCTATCCGTAGGAAGCTTGAGTTCCAAAAGGATGATACCTTAAAGAAGTATTTCAAGGAGGGTTACAACACCAATGAGATACCATTATCAGAGTTGACTTTTTATCTTGAGGCTGACTGTAACACTACTGCTGAACTGTTTCACGCTCAGGTTGTAGACTTTGATACTCCTGAGTCGGCAAGTCTTATCAAAGTGAGAGACATTACATTCAACGTATGTAAGTTACTTACACGCATGAAGCAGACAGGTATGAAGGTAGACCGGAAGGCTTTGGATGCAGTGCGTAAAGAGTATGAACAAGAGAGAGGTGCTATTCAGTCACGCCTACAGATGCAGGTACGTGAGGTCATGGGTGACACACCTGTTAACTTAAATAGTCCTGAGCAGATGTCTCAAGTTATCTTTAGCCGTAAGCCTCACTCCAAGGATGAGTGGCCTAACTTGTTTGATAGCTGTAAGAAGCTGAGTGAGCTAAAGGAAATAATAAATGCTAACAGTGACCTTCTGTATCGTACTGAGGCGTACACTTGCCCAACATGTCAGGGCAGTTCTGAAACGTATAAAATAAAGAAGGATGGATCAAAGTATGCCCGACCAAACAAGTGCAAAGACTGTGATGCCAGAGGCTACCAACTTAGGAAGCAACCTCGTATGGCTGGGTTTGGGTTCTTCCCTCCTAACGCTTCTTGGGTTAGTGCTAGTGGTTTCTCTACAGGGAAAGACATACTTGACATTCTCAGGTCCACAGCAATAGACAATAGGATGGACGTAGCTGTTAAGTTCCTTGAGGACTTGAAGCGGCTCAATGCTGTGTCAAGCTATTTGTCAAGCTTTGTTGATGGCATTGATACCTACACTAAGCCAAATGACATACTACATGTGTCATTAACGCAACACATTACGTCTACTGGGAGGTTCTCAGGACGTGAGCCTAACATGCAGAACATGCCAAGAGGTGGTACGTTCCCTGTTAAGCGTGTATTCATATCAAGATGGCAGGGCGGGAAGATCATGGAAGCTGACTTTGCTCAACTTGAGTTTCGTGCTGCAGCATTCTTATCTCAAGACCCTGTAGCTATGGAGGAGATCAACACAGGGTTTGACGTTCACGCATACACTGCACAGGTCATCAGTGATGCAGGCCAGCCTACTACTCGCCAAGCAGCCAAGGAACACACGTTTGCTCCCTTGTTCGGGGCGACAGGGTTTGGCAGGACTAAGGCTGAAGCTGCGTACTACCACCACTTCATTGAGAAGTATGAGGGTATAGGAGAGTGGCACAAGAAGCTAGGTAGTGAGGCTATACGCCTACAAAAGATAACCAATGTATCAGGTAGGCAGTATGCTTTTCCCGGTACACATCGTAGAAAGAACAACACACCTACTAACTTCACTAGGATCAAGAACTACCCAGTGCAAGGCTTTGCTACAGGTGACGTTGTACCTGTTGTATTACTTGAAATAAACAATAGGCTTAAGGACTTACAGTCTTGCTTGGTTAATAGCGTACATGACTCAGCAGTGATAGACATACACCCACAAGAACAGAAGGAAGTACTAAATGTTATTGACGATGTTAATAAACACCTTGATGCAATCATCCACAAATACTATGGAGTAAAAATGAATGTACCTCTACTATTAGAAGCCAAGATAGGACCGAATTGGCTTGACACTGTTGATGTTTAATGGTATAACTACGGTTCGTTTGAAGCTCAGAAAGGATATATAATGAGCAATGAGTTGAGTACTAACTTTGCTGGGTCAGACTTAGCAGCACTTATGGGTTTTGGTGGAGCAGGAGAGGCGGTATCCTCTGGTCCTAACCTTGCACGTCTGACACAGATACAAGCACCTATTATGCAGGAGGTTGTAGATGAAGATGGTGAACTAGAAGAGAAGGTAATTGTACCTCTTGGTGCTTTTAAGCTTAAAGATACTGAAGGTAATGAGGTGTACAGCCGTTCTATTACTGTTCGTCTGTTTGCTAACCGTAACCAGTGGACTCAGTGGGATACAACAGAGAGCAAGATGCACAAGACCTTAATGGTTCAGACTGTAAAGGGCGTAATTAAAGGCGAACACAAGGATACACGTGGTACGTTTAACTTAAATCGTCCTAGTAAGTACATCCCAGATTGGGATTCAATAGACGATAAGACTAAGGAAGTCTTACGTACTGTAAAGAATACTCAGGTTATCTTTGGTAAAGTAGTCTTAGGTAAAGCAGTAGATGCACAAGGTAATACTGTAAAGGGTTACAACAAGGAGATTCCTTTTGTCTTTGACTTGAAGAACAATGATAGCAAGAAGTCTTTGGCTGCTGCATTGGAAGAAGTTTTAGCTATGGCGCTCTTGCCTATTGAACACACCATTACACTAGGGGCACGCAAAGAGACACTGCCTTCTGGTAATAAGTATGCTGTTGTTGTAGCTTCTTTAGGCAGTAAATCAGCTATGAAATCAGAGGATGAGGGACTAGCAAGAGACTTTATAGACTACATTGATAGGGCTAATGATTATGTCTTATCGGAGTGGAAGAGGCTTAACAAGCCTGACGTAGCTATTGATCCTGAGATACTTGATGCTATCGTTCAAGTAGAAGAGGCTCCATACTAATATGGATATGAACCATGCCGCTGAGTTACCTATCAAGATGCTCATGCGGGATGCTACTCTAGGCAAGTCTAGTATGTCGGAGGCAATCACTAACAAGGTTGCCTCTGATGTCAAAGATGGCTTAGATAAGCAGTTCAACGGGGGTCCACGTGATAAGTTCAAACTTAGAATGTCAAACATTGGACGCCCTATATGTCAACTATGGTTTGAGAAGAACAGACCAGAAGAGAAGGCCCCATTTCCTGATCAGTTCATGATGAACATGATGCTAGGTGACATAGTTGAGGCTGTGTTCAAAGGCATACTACGCACAGCAGGAGTGAAGTTCAAAGACAATGATGTTATTAACCTAGACTTAGGAGGTGGTAGACGCCCCATACGAGGTGAGTATGACTTAGTTATGAATGACAGAGTAGATGACATCAAGTCTGCATCAGACTACTCTTACACTAGGAAGTTTGTTGACCTTGAAACACTACAAGCCAGTGATCCTTTTGGCTACGTAGCACAGCTTGTAGGCTACGCTATAGGCGCAGGTAAGAAGGTTGGTGGATGGTGGGTAGTCAACAAAGCCAATGGGCATCACAAGTACGTGTCAGCGAAGCACGTAGACGTTGACGAAGAGTTAGCTAAAATGAGGGCTACATATGATTACTTAGAGAACGATAGGCCCTTACAGAGGCAATACACAGACGAGCCAGAAACCTATCGTAAGAAGTTGACAGGCAACAGGGTACTATGCAGAGAGTGTAACTTCTGTTCATTCAAGAAAGCTTGTTGGCCTGACTATAAAGAACTACCCTCAAGAACCTATCAAGGTAAATTAACGCCACCTACAGTGGCATACACTAAGCTAAAGGAAATATAGCTATGACTAAGATTACACTAGATGACATTGAGTATGACTCAGAGGACTTAACTGAAGATCAAATGAGTGTCTTGCAAGAGATTCAATATAACGCTAACGTGAAGCGGCAACTAGAGTACCAACTACACAGTGTCTCTACCCTTGGTGCTATTCTAGTAGACCGTCTAAAGAAGTCTCTTACAAGTGAGACAGTACCAAAAGACGAAGATGACACCAAAGAAACCTAAGAAGCGTTATCACGCTAAAGCTAAGTACAGGAGCGGTCTTGAGAAGAGTACCGCTCTTGTGCTGGCTGAGTGTCAGAAAGCTGTACGATATGAGCAGCTAAAGATAGAGTGGGAAGACCTACGCTATCGCACTTATACACCTGACTTCCAATTAGACAACGGTATCTTCATTGAGACTAAAGGTATCTTTGATAGTGAGGATAGGCACAAGCACATGCAAGTACGCAAGCAACACCCTGAGTTAGACATTAGGTTTGTCTTTAGTAACTCTAAAGGCAAGCTATACAAAGGCTCTAAGACTACTTACGGTGAATGGTGTGAGAAGAATAGTTTCTTATACGCACACAGGCTAATACCTAATGAGTGGTTGACATTTGCAGGATCGTGTGTTAAGCATAAAGTCATACCTCTAAAGACAAAAAGGAAAGATTAATGTCTCATGAACTAGGCATAGAAGAGATTGCTATACTGATCAAACCTCTTGGCAACGGACGTGTTGAAACTTGTATATACAAAGACCCTGACAATATACTAGATGAAGAGGAGCTAGAACTAGCTTTACAGGTTGCAGTAACTATGAATGCTTTCTTTGAGTTAGCTTTAGATGAAGACTTAGATTTGATGGCTACATTACAAGATAGACTAGAAGAAAAGATACAAGAGATACTTGACGACGACGACGATGATGACGAGGAAGAAGACGCTGGCCCCTTGTACACCTCAAAGGGTAATGTATTGAAGATTAACAGGTTCACTAAAACAAAGGGTAGATGTTAAAATGGCTAAATGGACGCTAGATAAGTGGGAGTCAACTTTAGATGTTGACATGGTAGACAGTCCACCACACTACAATGCATCTATTATTGAGTGCATTGACGCTATGAAGGCTATGTCAGAAGGCTCCTACGTTGAGCCTCATATAGCATACTGTTGGCAGAATGCATTCAAGTATCTGTGGCGCTGGCCTTACAAGAACGGACTAGAGGACTTGAGAAAAGCACAGTGGTACTTAGAGCGTCTAATCAAGGAGGTAGAAGAAGATGGCGAAAAAGACTAGTAAGTTTAGTGCTACGTTTGTGGTTGAAGTTGAGAAAGAAAACAATATATTATCTTCTCATGAAGTACATCACAATGAGGACATTAGAGACTTGCTTGAGAACTTAGTCTTTGATATAGATGACGTTACTATATCCAACATCAATGTAAGGGAACACGGATGATTACTCAGGAAGATATACATGCTTTTACTGGTATTGATACTACTCCTCTTGATATGGTAAGAGAGTTCACTTATGCAATGGATCAGCCCTTAGATGAGAAACACGGCTTTAGCCGTAAGCTTGAAGACATGCGGTGGTCACTAATAAAAGAAGAGTTTGCAGAAGTAAGAGATGCAGTAGGCTACTCTGAGATATTAAAGGAGCTGGCTGATCTAGTCTATGTTACCTACGGTTATGCAGCTACGTATGGGTGGGACTTAGATGAAGCGGTACGCCGTGTGCATAAGTCTAATATGTCTAAGCTAGGCGTTGATGGTAAGCCCCTTAAACGCCCTGACGGTAAAGTACTAAAGGGGCCAAACTATAAGAAGCCTGACTTGACTGATCTTGTATAAAGGAAGAACTATGGAAAGCAATTATCTACCAACAGACTACCAGACCTTTATTGCTACCAGCCGCTACGCACGGTGGCTGGACAATGAGGGCAGACGTGAGACATGGGGTGAAACAGTTGACCGCTACATTGATAACATTGTCAAGCCTTTAATTGCAGGTGCTATAGCTGAAGTAGACTTGATACGTCACCACTTACTGTCCCTACAGGTCATGCCATCCATGCGGTCTATGATGACAGCAGGTAAGGCAGCAGCACGTGACAATACTTGTATGTATAACTGTAGCTACCTACCCGTAGATGACCCTAAGTCCTTTGATGAGGCTATGTTCATCCTGCTCTGCGGTACGGGGGTTGGTTTCAGTGTTGAGCGTCAGTTCATCAGTAATCTCCCTGATGTACCAACCTTGTTTGATAGTGATACTACGGTTGTCATCAAGGACTCTAAGGAAGGTTGGGCTAAAGGGTTGAGACAAGTTCTTGCTCTCCTGTGGGCTGGTGAAGTCCCTAAGTGGGACGTTTCTAGGGTACGCCCTGCAGGTGCAAGGCTCAAGACTTTTGGTGGTAGGGCTAGTGGTCCTGCTCCTTTGGTTGATCTGTTTATGTTTGCTGTTAATACTTTTAGGGGAGCATCAGGTCGTAAGCTATCTTCTGTTGAGTGTCATGAC